TGAATATGTTGAGATACTTCAAACTATACAGACCGGAGATGGTGGGCGAATCTTCCACGCACTCGATGAATGTTTCCTGGTTGGCGAAATCTCCCTCACACTTGAACTTGATCCCCTTTCCGGATCGGACGATCTCGATGTAATTTCCGATGTTAGACATGTCCCTGCACAGCCGCTGAAAGTCGACGGAGGGAAGTGTCGTGATCGTCGTCATGTCTATGTCAGGGACCTCGATGCGACTTTCGTTTATGTCGAGGAGCTTGAGCTGGAACTTCGTGTTGGTCTTCTTGATCTCACTGGAGATTTCGATGTTCATGTACTCCTTACAGTTGATCTCGATCCGGAGGACGTCGTTGTTCGTTATGGTTTTGAGGAGTTTGAACGTGTTGGAAATATTGATTCCCGCGATGACCTCATCTTGGTCACACTCGTACTCCTCGAAGTTATCGGCGGAGAGGTAGATATCGACGAGACTCGTGCGCGCCGTGTCTAGTGTCACGATGTACATGCCATCCTTTCGGAAAAAGACATTCACATCGTTCAAAATGTCTTTCAACACCTCGAAGGTTGACTTGAAAGCCGCCGCCTGAATCGTCACGAGCTTCATCTGTGATAGATTCGCCTCACATCTTTAAATCAGTGTACGGTTGGCCCTTGTTCACGTCCTTGCTGATCTTTTCCTCCAACTCCTTCGTCATCGGGGGCTGGAGCGCCTTGCCGTAATCGTCCAATGCGAACATGTGCGCGTTGTCACCCCTGCCGTCCAGTGAAGCCATTCCACATCCCATACCTCCGATCAGGGAGTGTGTGATCTCCTTCGCCGGGAGGAGGGATTCCAACCAGTTTTTGATCTCGTTCCCGACGAGGATCTTACCGTTCTGTGTGAGCATCGTGGGGACGCGAGTAATTTTATTCTTGTAACTGGAGGGGATCCCCTGCGTGTTGATGTTGTGATACTGCACCAACTGCTTGAGCTGCTGATGCTGTTTGACGTATTCGATTATATCCATTGAAAATTTACACCTCGGGGAGTAAATAAGGAGGGACATCTATTATGTCACGAGGTAATATTCGAAAAAAAATTAACGCATACTAGTAATATGAACTACCTCGTCGCGTTTCTATTGTTGGTTGTCGTCTATATGTTGACGAATGAAAACGAGAGCTACGGTTTCTCAGGGTACACAGTCCCGCGCGAGACCCAGTTGATGGACCCGTTCCCGAACCTCATCGGTTTCGAAGAGGTCAAGAACGACGCGACTGCCGACCTGATGGAGAGCGTCGTGTTACTGACGAACAAGGAGATTCACAAGCGCACTGGCATATCGAACTACATCATCGAGACGACCTCGATGAAAAAGTACCGGAAACAGAAAGAGGAGCCCGCGACCGTGTACGAGTGCAGATTCATGACGGTCAAGAAGAACGGGTTCTCGTTCGGCTTTTCCGTGGTGGTGTGGTTCATCGTGGAGGAACAAAAACCGATCAGGCTCCTGGCGATTCGGTCGCAGCCCATCGGGTTCCAACCCGCGGATCAACCGAGTGATAGATCCATGGGCAAGGAATTTCTTGACTACAAGGTCGTCAAGGAGAACCACGTCCCGAACAGGGGCGATTTCGACGCGTCCGTGTCTAAATTCAGGGATCCGAGCGCGCAGTTCGACAGGCCGTACATTCCCGAACCGGCGCCCGTACCACCCGAGGCGAAGGCTAGGTCTGATTTACAGGAGCTGAGCGACGAGGTCGAGACGGGTGTGAACACCGCGAGGAGCGACACGAACAATTTCTTGCGGGGCCTCGAGAACGACCCAGCGCTGATCAGAGGTCTCAAGAATATCGAACGTGGGTTGGAATCAGTTAAAAATAATTTACGGTAATGATAGGTATGCTCAGCATCGCTGACGTGTCGAAGATCGACGACAGAAGGAAACAAATCAGGAAAGAGATTTATACCAAAATATACGATCAGTTCGTCTCCAAGATCAAGCAGACTGGGGAGCTGGGTTGTAAACAGATCTTTCTGTCCGTGCCCAGCTTCGTCGTGGGGTACCCGACGTTCGACCGCAACCAGGCTGCGAAGTACATCGCGCGACAGTTTTTGCGCGGGGGGTTCAGTGTCCAGATGATCACCCCGGTCGAGTTGTACGTGACGTGGTACACCCCGAGGAAGAAAAGGGAACGCCGAGAAGAGGAAGAGGAGGTGGAGTTTCCGACGTTGATGAATCTGAAGAAGATGGCGAATAAGTACAGGGGACACGCGTAAGGTTGGAGGTTTAATTATATGATCCAAGTATATAATGACTGACAACCTCAGTATCCTCACCGATGCGAAGCGCGAGTACATGTGCCAACTCTGCCTCGTGATGTGCCCCGCCATGATCGAGACGTTCCAGGAGCTCTACAACGAATCCATCAAGAATTCCAAGGGTAAGCAGGTTCTCATCATGTTCCAGAAGCTCCTGAAGGAGGTCCCGAACTGGTCCAACGCCATGAGCAAGCGACACGCGGACAACATCACCGACCGCTGTTCTTGGTACGGCGACCTCCTCGCGGCGGTTTTTGTGGCGTGCACCAAGATTCTCTCTGCGGTTCGCCTCAAGGCGGATAACAAGAAGATCTCGCTCAAGTTACCCACTGAGGAGGTGTTCATCCAGACCTGCTACAACAACGCCGCGCGCGATCTCTATAAGGATCCGTACATCTTCAACGAAGAGCAGTCCGAGTACGTTCGCGACGATACCCTCACAGCTCGTTTCAGCGTCGTCATCGAGACCACGGTCAAGGAGCTCATCCCGGTGCAGCAGATTCTCCAGACATACATGTCCCAGGAGACGCGCGATATTTCTCTCGATGGAGAGGTGGAAGACAGTCAAGATCCTGAGATAATGGACATGGGAGACGGAGAATTACCGGAGGAAAACGAGGCTGTCGAAGAGGAGAAGCCGGAGGGCGAGGCCGATGCCGAGGGTGAGGCTGCCGCCGAGGGTGATGCTGCACAGGAGGACCCGTGCCTTCCGGAGCCCCAGCTGACCGGACTCGAAAACGAGTTCAAGACAGTTCCCGGTGTGAGGGCCCCCGCACTCGATGACCCGCGACCGGAAGAATACCAAACCCAGCCGCCAGCCGCAGCGCCGCCCCCCGCACAGGACGACGGGGTCTTATTCGGCGACGCCCCAGACAGGCCGAAAAAATATCCCCGGTATAATTAAATATGGAAGGTGATCTCTCCAATTATTTACGGGACCCGGTCTCCGCCGCCCTGATCGCAGCCGGTATCACGGCTGGATACATACACATGAAGGCGTACCTCAATAACGAGGGTAAGCTTGAGATGAACAAGTACACCAAGCCAGCGACGCTGAACGCCATCCTCGTGTTCTTTATAGTGTCAGGAGGAATCGGTAAGCGGGAGTCTATTTCCACTGAACCTTTTTAAAACTTAAAGAGTAGCATTGTATGATAAGAAATGGCGTCCGTCACCGCGTTCAACGACATGATGAGTCAGTTTCTTGTGGAACTTCACAAGACGTTTCCAGAAGAGAAGGGCATTAAGAAGATGCTCACGTCGTTCGACGTTTTGAAGAGTACCAACCCCCGCATGGTCGTCGACGGGTTCATGAGCGGCGTCTCCCCTTACGCCAGTCAGATCTCCGCCAAGGACGATAAGTTTCTCCTCGAGGAGTGTGGCAAGATCGATTTCCTCAAGGATCTAGACCTCGCGACTTACTGGATGAAGATGTCCGCGAACACGCGAGAGGTCACGTGGCAATACCTACAGACTCTGTACATGCTCGGCACCACGATCACGTCGCTTCCCCCAGACCAGATGGCGCAGATCGAGGCGCTCGCACAAGGTGTCGCTTCGAAGTTACAGGATGAAGGCGGCGAGCTCAACGAGGAAGCCCTCATGAAGATGATGGGTAGTATGCTCGGCGGCCTCGGAAAATAACCTGGCTATATACTAAATGAAGGTTTGGTTCGACGACCCACGCCAGCTCGTTGACGAAAAGCAGTTTTTACAGTTTTGGCCGAATAGCAAACAGACCCCAGAGGAGAGAATCAACGCCGCTTCGAGATTTATCGTCTACACCTCCGCGCTCCTGTACGTCATCCGCCGCGACCCCCGAGTATTTGTTCTGGGTCTCACGATACTGGGTGTGATGTACGTCCTTTACAAATCCAAGATGGTGAAGGAGACCTACGCCGCCTCGCCGATGGGAGAGTCCATGTGCCAGAAACCCACAGTCGATAACCCCATGGCGAACGTACTCATGACCGACTACGGCGGTGCACCCAACCGACTCGAGGCGTGTTACTACCCTTCCGTGAAGCCTTACGTGCAGAGGTACAGCAGCGATCGCATCCCTTACGACAGCGGTCGCTCGAGGACCTCGATGCCTCAGTACCTGCGAAACGCGATGGATCGTCAGTTCGTGACCATGCCCGTGTCGAAAATCCCAGGAGGACAAACAGAGTTCGCGGAGTGGTTGTACGGCCCGAAGAACGGTCCGATGTGCAAGAGCAATTCCAAGTTCTGCAGCCCGAACGCCAGGGGCACCCAGCTTGAGGCGTTTTCCGGGCTCGGTATGGAAGGTGACCGAAGATAGATAAATATCTCATGTAATAGTAACAATGGCGTATCAACTCCAACCCGGTCTTTCCATCGTCCAAAACAGCGGTGCTCTGCCCCCCGTGAACGCGACGGACGAGGTTTTTGTCTACCCTCAGCCCAGTGGGCTCAACTGCGGCGGGTGCAGGCCCAACACCATGCTCTACGGCACCGCGCCGTACAAGGCTGGTAAGGGCGCCCCCGCTCAGCACATCGACGTGAGCGATCGACTCCGTCCTCAGAGCACGTCCCGCTTCAACAAGCACCTCGTCGAGACGTACGATCGTAACTACTTCCCCCTGAACAACGTGGAGTGTAAGCTGCCCATCCGATCGATGTCGTACGAGCCGGCCAGCACCCGCGCCGATCTCCAGAACGGTCTTTTTCAGCAGAGATACCTCAATAAAAATGTTAACACAAAGTAAGAATGGCCGATCCCATCTCGTTAATGGCAGTGGCCGGCCTCGTATACGCGGGTCGTAACTTGAGCACGAATTCAAAACCACCTGAAGTTACTACCGAACCTGTATTCATGAAGAAACCCGTCGTTGTCGAGGAGGATAACTTCGAACCCCCCGTGGAAATCCGACATAAGCAGGAGATGGCCAATTTCGGTGACATCGCCAACCAAACGCGGTCGAGCGGTCAGGAGATGTCCGACATGCGAAACCGTATGTACGATCACGGCCGGATGAATAACCTGAGCCCGATCGAGAAAGAACTCGTGGGTCCAGGTCTGGGCGTCGGTCCGAATACACCGGCTGCCGGTGGATTTCAGCAGATGCTCCGAGTGAACCCGATCAACGTCGGTGAATATAAGCTCACCACGCTTCCAGGACGAACCGGTCCCGCCGCCGACCAGTCCGGTGGTAGGTCGGCAGTCGTCGGTCAGCTCACCCATAACAAACCGGCGACCACCGCGCATCTTCCCTCGCGCCTTCCCACCGTGCCCGGCCGCGCGCAGGGTATGACCGGCGTCGTCCCTCGCAACGAGCACGAACGGACCAAGCGAACCACGAACCGCGCGCAGACAGGGTACAGAAGCGACGGCCTGGAGTTCGCCCCCGCGAAGCGTGTCATCTCCAGCCTTACCTCCGCACAGGATCCCACGCGGTTCAAGAGCGATAACAACGGCGCGCATCTCATGTATAACAACCAGCCGGCGCCGGGTATTTCGAACTTCGTGGGCGGCTACACCAACACAGCCGCCGTGCAGATGAACGGAAAGACCAACGAGCAACTCATGAAGTACGGCTTTAGGCCCGAAGACAAGCGCGGGATGCCGAACCGCATGGGTAACCCCGGTCGCATGAACGTTCGCGAGTCGGCGCTCAAGCAGGGCGGTACCGTGACGGCCGTTCGAAGCGACACGAGCCGCATCGACGGACGATTCGCGACCCCGAACGGTGGGTGGATGCAGAATTACCAGCAGAAACCCTACCACAATTTCAACGCGTACAAGGGCCAGGGCAACCCCCACGCCAAGGGCCAGAATCTGGAGATCGCCAAGAGGCAGCTGGCGAACAACCCGCTCGCGCACCGATTCTACGAGTAAATGTATTTACGTGTACACAAAAACATTCATTAAAATATTGTTCCCCTATTTTAATGAAGGTTCATAACTTCGCGATTGACAGTAGTCAACGTGATCCCACACTTTACCCGAACCCGAACGACTACACCGTGACTCTGGACCATGCAATATACGACGTGTCTCAGATCAAATTAGTCAGTGGACGCGTACCTTGCCCGCAACTATTGATAAATGAGTCGAATCAAAGCTTCAGTTATTCACAGGGTGGAAATACATACGGAGTAACATTTCCCCCTGGAAATTACACAGGTACGGAGCTAGCGGCAATATTCCATTCAAATTTCAATATCTCTTACATCGCGTCAAGGAATAGTTTTGGTATGGGAACTCCCGTCGGTGGGGAAATCACTTTTTTATTTGCATCTGGAAACGGTGGTGGACAATCGGCAAATACAAACATACACGACATACTGGGACTGCCACCCATAGACATTACAATGCCTGGTAATCAATTCGGTGCGGCCAGTTTTACAGGTCCTAATTCCCTGGTGCTGCGTCTCTCTTCTGGATCCGAAAAGATGAATCAGTCTGTGTACGTGTCAGAACCGTATTACACCGGCCACATCCTCCTGGACGGAACCGACTTTGTGAACGTGAATGGTTCTGACGACAAGTTGACCCACGAATTCCATTCTGGTGCTCTTAAATCCGTGAAGGAACTTCGCATCGAGTTTTTCTATATGAGTCAAGGCCGTTTGATTCCTTATGATTTCAGGAACCAGAATCACGTCCTGAAATTCGAAATCACCTGTTCCACCGACAAATTGGAAAATTTGACACCCCTGCCGCCGCCACCGGATGAAGAGAAAGATGAGCCGTTGCCCGTTGTAAGCATTCCCGAAGAGAAGGGGAATCTTTACAAGGTCGAATACATTTACATCGGCCTGATCATTTTCACTGGTATCCTGTTGATACTGTCTATGGGTAAGAAGCGAGTCGTTTAGCGGGTGATCGCGTAGACGGGCTGCGCGGGCTTAGAGACGCGACGGTTGACGGTGCTGACCACGAGGTAGACCACCACGGAGAGGAGGGTGGTGAGGAAAGCGGTCATCACGTACTGGCGGCCACCGTTGCGGGGGACCTTCACGACCTGGGTGATGGACCAGCGAACGAAGTCCATCCAGGACATCGCGGCGGCGAAAGAGAAACCCGCGACGATGGAGTTGAGGGTCTGGGAAGAGAGCTCCTGGGAAACGAGGTTGACAGTTTCGATGGCAGCGGACATGGTGTGTTATACTATGTACTAAGAAAAAATTATTCAAACGAGAGTTTCTCCTTTTCTACTATTTTTTTAAACCTTTTCGTCTTAACCTTCCTGGAAAACATATCCTCGTCGTCCGAATCGTCAGTCGAGCTCTCTGCCGATTCGTATTTCTGGAACTGGTCGTCGTTAAACGACCACGGCTCAGGTTCCGAGATGTCCATTACTATTGATGGTATTTTTTAACATATCCTCTGCCGGACTCTGGGGTACCCACGTGTCCCACATGTCGTACGCCGCGTTGATTTCAATCAGGAAAGGGTCGTCTCCTGAGTAGCGAACGAACTCAGGGCAGTCTTCCACTGGAACCTCCTCTATCTCAGACCCCGAATCGTCAGAGTCGCTCTCGGAAATCTCTGGCATCGTGCTGCCGATCACCTGACCCACCTTGCGCATGGCACAATACTTGGTGGCGTACTCGATATCTTCAGGGAGGAGAACGTCTCGCTCACACCCTTTCGAGTAGTACCCTGCGATCACCATGCTCTGTTCCAGTACGGGCAGAAATATGTCAATCATCGTGGCGATGTAATTTTCGGTCATGTCGTCCGCTGAGCCGTTGAATCCTGTTTGCATCAACATACTTTCATACGCGATAAAATGTTTACGAAAAAACCCCTAAATATACTAGAATGAATCTCCAGCTGAGGAAATTCAAGCCTGAGGCGATGACGGACGATAGGGTCTGTGTCTTCGTGGGCAAGCGCAACACCGGTAAGTCCACCCTGGTGAAGGACATCATGTTTCACAAGAAACATCTTCCCGCCGGTATCGTGTTATCAGGGACTGAGGAGGGGAACCACTTCTACTCGGAGTTCATACCCGACCTCTTCGTGTACGGTGATTACGACAGGGACGCCATCGAACGGGTCATGGCCAGGCAGAAAAAGCTCGTCGGAGCCGGGAAGAAAAATTGCGGCGCCTTCATGCTTCTCGATGACTGCATGTATGACTCGAAATTTCTAAAAGATACGTGTATACGTCAGTGCTTCATGAACGGTCGTCATTGGAAGATTTTCTTCATGCTGACGATGCAGTACGTGATGGACCTACCGCCGGCACTACGAGCTAACGTGGATTACGTGTTTATCCTCAGAGAGAACATTATTCAAAATAGAGAGAAACTGTATAAATCCTTCTTCGGTATCTTTCCCTCATTTGATATGTTCTGCAAGGTGATGGACGCGTGTACAGAAAATTATGAGTGTCTCGTGTTAGATAATACGGTAAAGTCTAACAGGATTCAGGATTGTGTGTTCTGGTACAAGGCGACGCTCAGGAAAAACTTCAGAGTGGGGAGTCCCGATCTCTGGAGGCTTCACAAGAAGATGTACAATCCCAAGCACGGTGACACCAAGGAGGAGGACGCCAAGAAAGCGACCAAAAAGACAAACCTCAAGATAACCAAAACCAAGTGATAATGCGTCTCATCGATACTTCAAAAAACTAGGTGTACAGTATATGGCTGACAACGTGATGACCATGAACCTCGCGGACAACGGCGACGGGATGGTACCTCTGATGAACAACAATCAAGCGACGACGTTCAGGCAGAATGAATCGTCAGCGTATATTCAACATGAAAAAAATATCAATGAACATAAAGAGACGACGATGGACTCTACCCCTATTAACGATATCATGATGGAGCCCCCGATGGTGCAGCACGAACCCAAGATGCAGGGCGCCATGCCGCACATGACCGCCCCGGATCCCCAGGGTGCGTACCAGATGCAGGCCGAGAAGCCCGCGAGCAAGAACCCCTTCAACCTCACGGACGACCAACTCACCGCACTCGTCGCCGGTTTCTGCGCGGCCGCGTCTGTGTCTAAGCCCATCCAGGATCGCCTCGCGACCTCTATCCCCAAGTTCCTTAACGAACAAGGGGGTAGAAGTTTGGTCGGCCTCGCCTCCACCGGTGCGGTGGCGGCGGTGATCTTCTTCCTCGTGAAGGATTACGTCGTCAAGCATTAATCCCAGCCCATGTTGCTGTAAATGGAGCTATCTCCGAACCTCCAGGAAACGAGCGCACCCACGGCGAACGTCCCCGACAATAAGGCACTGAGTTTAAGTTTCTTATCGTTGGACGCCTTACCGCTGTCTTTCATAGCTTCCCTCGTGTCCGGAGAAGCGAGGTTGATGAGGTACACCAAGATCAAACTGATGAGTGTCGCGTTGAAGAAAAACTGCCTGTTCACCGCGAGTTGAGGCGCCATACCCACTGCGTAGCGCATGGCGTTCGGCGCGATGATCGTCATCCAGAACAGGTTAACCAGGTAACTTTTCGTGTACTGGGGCACAAGTAACATCGCGTACAGGATGATCCAGGAAATGATCGAATATCCCAGGACGGTGAGCGAAGACTTCATTTTACTGTAAACTGAGATATTATTTATCCTGGACGTGCTGACCGCAGAACTCCGTCTTCTCCATCACCCGCTCGTAGATTCCCAGGTTGACGCACATGTCCCTGAGCTCCTCGTAGTTTTTCCAGAACGCCGGCGAGTGTGAGTACTCCTCGACCGTGCAGTGCGCGAGCTCGTGGATCAGGACATGGAAAATAACGTTCGGTTCGCCGTCCAGGCACAGCGCGATCTCCCCACCCTTGTTGGTGTTGGTCCCGACGGACTCGCTCATCCAGCGCTTGCCGGTGAGGGGAATGTGGCGCGTGAGCATGTGAAACTTTTCGTTACCCGTCTCCTGCAGGTGTTCCCTGAGGGTTTTGTACTTTTCATTGACGATCCTCAAGTTCTCCGGCTGCTTCGTGGTGACGAAGAGCGCGATCGCGAGGATGATGAGAACGATCGCGATCATCATCTCTTAGAGTACACGAAGATAAATTTACTGTAGAGTTCCGATATGGGATTTCCCTCCAGACCCTCCCAACTCAAGAGCGTGAACCCCGCGTCCTCGAGGTGGGTCACCAACAGGTCCTTGTACGCGACCGGCTCGGATCTCGGCCCGTCCGCGTAGAAAGGCGTGTCGACCAGGTGGACGAATAACTTTTCACCGAACCCCCCGTTCCCGTGTTCCTTGAGTTTGAAAAAATTACCGCGGTCGTCCACCAACGGCGTTTTGAACACGATCTTCTCCGAATCGGGGATGATACCCACCAGATGCCCACCCGGCTTGACGCGTTTTCGAATCTCACGTATCGACGCGTGGAAGAGTTCCTTCGTGGCGAATATGTAGTGCAACGAAAAGTTGTAACA